GCTATCATCCAAATGAAAAATTTGGAAGAAGCGGTAGCTGAAAATGCAAAAGGAATACTTGCTTCTACAATGAAACAAGAAATCAAAGACCTAGTAAAAGAATCTTTATCAGAACAAGATGATGATGAGATTGAAACTGATGACGTTGAAATAGAAGGACCTGAAGGTTCAGATGATATCGCAAATATTGAAATGATGGGTGATGATTCAGAAGAAGAAGGTGACGAAATGGATACTGATGATATGGACTTCAGTGATGAAGAAGATATGGACGACGAAGACACAATCGACTTAACTGACGCAGACGATGATGAAGTACTTAGAGTATTCCAACTTATGGGACCGGATGATAATATTGTCGTAACAAAAGACGACAAAGGAAACACTCACCTTAAAGATGAGGAAACCGGTAAAGAGTATATGATTGTTGGAGAAGGTGAAGAAGAAACCTATGAAGAATGGAACGAATCTGAAGGAATGGATGATGAACTTTACGAAGACGATATGATGGGTGGAGAAACTATCGAAGATATTGTTGACAGAATGTTTTCTGATGACAATGATGAAGAAAGTGAATTCTCATTTAGTGAGTTTGACGAAGAAGAAATGTACGATGAAGGAATCGTTTATGAAATCGAAATGGATGGAGATGACTCTGAAGGATATCTTGATATGGAAGAGGATGACTCTGAATATCTTGATATGGAACAAGTTGAATCCCCTGTTTCGGAATCTAAAAAAATGTCTGCCAATCGTAAAGGTATTGGATTTGGAAGTCCTTCTAAATTCAAATACGGTCCAAATCCTAATCAAGGAAAAGGTTTCGAAACAAAAATGAAACAAGGAACTAGAGGTGTTGATATGGGTAAACCTAGATTCACGTACAAAGATGGTGAAAATGCCGGAAGTAAACTTGGTAAAAACAAAATGGTTAAAAAAGTAGAGTCAAAAGAACAATACAATGGAAGACCTGTTGTTAAAAAAGGTGAAACAAAAGAGGCGGTTCGTACTTTAGGTGCGGGGTCTAACTTCAGAAAAGGTGGTTTACCAAAACCAAGAGCTCACTCTAAATTTAATACAGCTATTAAAGAAAGTTCTTCAGAAAAAGAATTACAAATTCTTAGAGAAAAAAATGAAGAATACAGAAAAGCACTTAATGTTTTTAGAAGTAAATTAAATGAGGTTGCAGTATTCAACTCAAACTTAGCTTACGCTACACGTTTGTTCACTGAACACTCAACATCAAAACAAGAAAAAATTAACATTTTAAGAAGATTTGATGGTGTTGAAACTATTAAAGAATCTAAAAATTTATATCAAGTTGTTAAAAATGAATTATCAGCGGGAACTAAAACTCAATCTATGAACGAGTCAATCGAAAGAACAATTGCTAAATCACCTTCAACAGGAGCAGTTAACTTAATTGAATCTAAAACATATGAGAATCCACAGTTCTTAAGAATGAAAGATTTAATGACAAAAATAAAATAAAAATAAATTAAAATTAATAAAAACCAAAAAAATGGGAGCATTATTAGAATCAGGTCTAGTTGGTAACATCGGGTTAAAACACTTGAAAGTTATTAAAGAAGACACAATCAACAAATGGGATAAATTAGGATTCCTAGAAGGTCTTAAAGGACATATGAGAGAAAACGTGGCTCAGTTATATGAGAACCAAGCGTCTTTCTTGATAAACGAAGCTACAGGTGAAGGTTCTAACGGAGCATTCGAAACAGTTGTTTTCCCAATCGTAAGAAGAGTATTCTCTAAATTATTAGCGAATGAAATCGTATCTGTACAAGCAATGAATTTACCAATCGGTAAATTATTCTTCTTTGTACCAAAAATTCAAGGGTATTCAGGTGGAACTTCAAATATGTCAGGTGACCACTACGCACCAATCGGTTCTCCGGGTAATTATGGTAACGCGTCTTTAGCAGGACAAGGTTACGGAGATTCTTCAGGAGCATACCAAAAAAACCTTTATGATTTATTCTACGAAGGAACTGAACCAGGTTTAGACCCTGAAGGTTTATTCGATTACTCAAAAGGTAGATGGTCAGCAGTTACTGCTACTTGTGCTACTGTACAATGGTCTAACGGAGCGTTAGTTAATACAGCTTACAGTGGTGAAAACAGAAAAATTTTGGTAGCAATGTCAGGTTTCTCTAGTACAGGTGACGGTAAATTAATCGGACCTAATGGTCAAGAAATGGATACTGAAGAATTCTTATCAGGTCTTAAATTGTTTACGGCTAACGCAACAGTTGCGACTCAATTAGGAACATCAACATTTTCACCATTATTATTCAGAGTTGTTACTCAGAAATATGGTCAAGGTATTGTTCAGTACGGTTCTACAATAACTACTACATTCCCAACAAATGGTAATGGTGGTTCTTTCAAAGACATTTGTTCTGCACAAGGTGTTATCTATTTAGAAGTTGATACTCAAGTACCAGTATGTGTATCTTGTGGTCAATCTACACCTGATGGATATTCAGGAGCAACTTTAACTGCGGCTAATTGGAGTGGTGCATCTATAACAACTAACATTCAAGCAGCTTTCAGACGTTACGAAGAATTAGAATTTGAAGATAAAATCGGTGAGGTTTCTTTCGACTTAGATTCTGTTACAGTTTCTGTTACTGAAAGAAAATTAAGAGCACAATGGTCTCCTGAGTTAGCTCAAGACGTTGCGGCTTTCCACAACATCGATGCTGAAGCTGAATTAACAGCTTTATTATCTGAACAAGTTGCGGCTGAAATCGACCGTGAAATCTTAAGAGATTTACGTAAAGGTGCAGCTTGGACTTTAAGATGGGATTACAATGGATGGAGAAGAATTTCTGCAACTACAAACTACACTCAAAAAGATTGGAACCAAACGTTAATCACAGCGATTAACCAATTATCGGCTCAAATCCACAAATCTACTTTAAGAGGTGGTGCTAACTGGATTGTGGTTTCTTCTGAAATCTCTGCTATCTTTGACGATTTAGAATACTTCCACGTATCTAACGCGTCTCCTGAGCAAGACCAATACAATATGGGTATTGAAAGAGTTGGTACATTAGCAGGTCGTTACCAAGTTTACCGTGACCCTTACTTCCCAGCTAACACTGTGTTAGTAGGACACAAAGGAACATCATTGTTAGATACAGGTTACATCTACGCACCGTATGTACCGTTACAATTAACTCCAACAATGTACAACCCATTCAACTTTACACCGATTAAAGGTATAATGACTCGTTACGCGAAAAAGATGGTCAACAACAGATTTTACGGGAAAATTACCGTTGATGGTGTTAGAACATTTGATTTAAGAGAATTGAGATAATCAAAATCTTAAAATATTTAACAAAAAGGGACTATATGTCCCTTTTTTTTTATCTTTATTTTGAATAATAGGTTTTTTGGTATGATTGTTGTATATTTATATTATATGAAAAAATTTATACCAACAAAAGAAGAATTAAATAATATACTTAAAATGTATAATGAAGACCTATTAGGGTCACATACCATTTCTGAAAAAACAGGAATTAGTAAACCAACAATTTTAAGAATATTAAAAGAAAATGGTATTGTTATGGGTCCATCAGGTAGAAGATTTCTTGGAGGTAAAAAAGCCTCGGATAAACGAACTTATCTTAAACATAAAGAAAAAAAATTAGAATATCACAAAATATGGGCGGAACAAAATAAAGAACATTTAAAACAATATATAAAAGAATACCGAGAAAATAACGTTGATAAAATTAAACAAATTAAACGTGATTACGAAAGAAATCGTAAAGCGAGAGACCCCCTCTATAAACTAATATCCAATTTCAGAACGGCAATTTATCAAGTATTAAAGGAGAGTAATGTAGAAAAGAACGGACACTACTTTGATATTTTAGGATATACTCCGGAGGAATTAATTAATCATTTAGAAAAACAATTTACGGAAGGAATGACGTGGGATAATTACGGTGAGTTCCACGTAGACCATAAACTACCTATATCATCATTTAACATTAAAGAAATTGGGGACGAGGAATTTATGAGATGTTGGTGTTTGGATAATCTTCAACCAATGTGGGGTGAGGAGAATATTCGTAAATCCAATAAGGTTTTATAGATACTGAGGTATTTATATAAAAAGAAAAGTATGAACAATTTATTTGATATATCGAGTGAGGAGAGAAATAGAATATTAAATCTTCACGAGAGTGCTACAAAGAGACAATATTTAACATTAGAACAGGTTAAGGTATCCGGTGGTGAAAGTTCATCAACAACCACTTCAAATACGTCATTTCCAAAACAAAATCTAAATAGTAAATTTAAATTTGGGGGATATCAATCTGATGAGGTGAAAAAAACTATTCAGGGGTTAAAACCTAAAATTGAAGAATTTATTAAGAACAGTGGTGGTAAACAATTTATTGTTAACATTGGTGCGGGGGAATCGAACGTGACAAACCCAAAAGGTTTTGAAACTAAGGGGAGTTTAGGGTTGGCGAGAGCAAACTCTGTTAAACAATATTTCCAAGAGATATTTCCTGAATTAATTAAGAGTGGTACTTTGGTTATTAAATCTCCATCGGATGTTAGTCAAATTCTATTAGGGAAAACACCATATGATAAAACTAAGGGTGATAATAAAAATCCCCAATTAGTTAAACAATATCGTCAAGAGCAGTTTGTGGATTTTGACATTCAGGGTTCGGGTCAGGTGAAAAATGTTTTAAATATTTGTAATTGGGAAGCGGTTGTTACTGCGGCTACGGGAACTGCCGCGGCAAATTATATTACAACTGATGTTAAATTAGTTGGGGCTGGTGAATTAATATTTGATACGGGAAGTATTCCTGATAGAATGATTGTTGTTGATAATAGAGGGGGCATTAAACAGGACACCGGATATGTAACAACAACGGCTCATAAGTATTCAAGTTTTAAATATGTTCCATTGTATGTGTCAAAATTAACTCAATTAAATCAAACGGTCGCGGTTAGTGGTGGAAATGTTATTACAATTAAAGTTAAAAGTATTAATGATTTAATGCGTCAAATACTTATGCCGGGTGTTTCAATTCCTGATACTAAACAACTTATTAAGATGGGACAAACGGAAGTTTATGAGGGTGTTGAATCATTAACAACATTGTTCAACAGAGGTGTTAAAGAATTTGTGGTTTATTCAATAAATTCATCTGCGATAACATTACCATTTAATGCTAAAACCGGAGATAGTAAAGTTATAGTTTACTCCCCGGTTGGTAAGACAGGATATAATTTGAAAGGTAAATGTTAGTCTTTTTTAGGTGAGACAATAATATACACCAATTTACCATCTTTAACGTAAGAAATGTATTTTGTTGTAACACCATTATACGTTTCAATCATATATGATTGAACTTTTACTTTATAAACTTTGGATAATGAATCCATCACAACATTGGACTCTTCGTCAACGTCTTTAACTTTTGGTTTTGGTTTTGATTTTGATTTATCTTGAGCCACAGAGGTTAATGTTCCGATAAGTAATAACGATAATAAGAATAACTTTTTCATAGTGTTTGTGTTTTATTTGACAAATATAAATATAATATTTTAACTGCCAAAATTTTTATATAAAAAAAGACGTTATTCTACGTCTTTTTCTTTTTTGGCGGTTACTCTAATTGATTTTGATAATACTTCACATTCACCTAATGAGAATATCCCGGACTGATATGAGTATTTTACTGCTTGAGTTAGGTAATAGATTGCGTGTTCCTTTGTCATAGTATCAAGGATTGCGTCTAAGTGTTCTTCGGTGTGAATTGGTATTGATTCAAATAACTTTCCAAATATTTCAGGTTGTTGTTCCATAATTAAATATTAATATATTTATAAGTATATGTACAAAAATAACAAAATACAGATTAAAGAAAACACTACAGCAACAAGTGCTGGTGAATATAACGGTCCAATAGAATTGGGGTTAAAAAAATGGAGAAAGTCTGAGTTATTTCCTTTTATAAATCAATCATCTCATAAAACAAATAAAAAAAATAAAAATAAAACTTTGAAAAATAATATTGCTAAAGTTGTTGGTATGTGGGAGAAAGGTGTTGACGGAAGTTATGATATAGACACACACGACGTTCATACGGTTAAAGAATGGGTTGAGATAACCAAAGATACCATTTCAGAAGATATTACCCCAAACGAACCTAAAATGACCTCAAATTACGAAAGGGTTATTAATAAATTTAGAAAAGATATTCCTGAGGATAAAATGAAGGAATATGATTTGATTGCTAATAAGATAAAAGATTTTGTTCAGGATAGAGGATATGTTGTAAAAATAATAAATGCTTGTAATACCGGGTTTAGAGGTGTTAGAACAAATAACGCAATTATATTATGTTCACCTGAGATGTTACCTAATTTTGCAACGTTTGTTTATTTATTATTCCACGAATTAAGACACGAACAACAGATGAGTGAGTTTGATTTAAAGGATACATATATGGGGGATGTTGAGGATTTTGAAGAGTTTTTTAAAATCTATTGGGAAATGGAATTGGATGCCGATAGATACGGTAAAGAATGGGTTAAAAAAATTGGTGGAGTATTAAAATTACCAAACATTGTTTATTATTTAGACCCTATGATTGAGAATTACCCATCTATGTCTAATATGGTTAAACAATTTACATTACATTTACATAGAGAAATACAAATCTTAAAGAGTCGAGGAATGGAGTATTCCGATATAAGTGATTTAGATATTGTTAAAAAACATCTACAAACTCTTGAAGATATGTTTTAAAAAACAAACCCCTACTCAACAGTGGGG